AACCGGATCTACCGGTGATTATTATTTTTCAAGTGGTGTTTTAGGAATAACAAAAACCCCATTACACAATAAATCTCTAGCTAAAGTCAATGTTATATTTGAAGCAGGAAATACATTTTCAGCTGGAGCTGCAGTAAATGCAGCCATGAGTCGTCAAGACTGTATTGCAATTATTGGTAATAGAAACAAAATAAGTGGCATTCCGTTGTCTGCAAATTACGATTCCAGAGAATCAGATTTTGGAGTTACTTTAAGCAGCGAATACGTAATGTACGTTGCTGGACGTAAAAAATTCACTGCAGGTGTAGGCACTTCTGTTAGAATATTAGAAAGTAATTTGAGCCCAGATGTGGCTGGTTGTGTTGCAAGAAGTGCCAAAACTAATATATGGGTTTCTCCTGCAGGTAAAATTAGAGGAAGAATTTTAGGCGTTGTTTCTATGCAACAAAATTTTTCTGATACCGATTCTCAATACCTTTTAGGTGGTGACGTAAATCCAATCATGGTGTTCCCTGGAGAAGGCACTTTCTTTATGGGAAATCAAACATCGTATACAAGCACCGGCCCATTAGAAAAAATTAACACCACTTTCATGGTCATATACGTAAAAAATGAATTATTAAGAGTTGCTCAGGATTTGCTGTTTGAAATAAATAATGCAAGCACCAGACAACGGTTCGTTAATAGCGCAACTCCTATTTTAGAATACGTAAAAACAACAAACGGCATTCAAAATTACAGAATAGTATGTGATGACACAAATAATACAACACAAACTGTTGCTGAAGGAAAATTAATTGCAGACATATACGTACAACCAAGTTATGCTGCAGAAACTATAGTAATAACTATAATTAATACAGACACTTCAGAAGCATTTACTGGCTAATATATGGCACACCAAACTATAACAGACTTTATTAATAACTTTGGTGGAGGTATTCGTCCTAATCGTTTTAGAGTTACCGGTAAGTTAGGTAATACCGATAACACCGAAATGACCGATAAACAAGGCACATTTCACATTAGATCTGCCAGTTTGCCAGCATCTTCTGTAGGTGCTGTTGCTATTAATTACAGAGGAAGAACTATTAATTTTCCCGGCGATAGAACGTATGCTCCATGGGATATTGTTATTTTAGATGAAAATCCAAACGAAACAAAAACTGGAAAAACTTTATTTAAAGCGTTTCACGAGTGGAGTAACATTATTAACGATCACGTCAATAATACGACTACTAAAACAAATCCGGTACAACATTTTACAGACAATCTTGGTACGGGTGCTTCCAATACTTGGACTGTAGAATTATTAGATGTCAACGGAATAACAGCAATTAGAAGATTCAAACTATATAATTGTTGGCCGGTTGCTGTTGGGGCTTTACAATTAGATATGGGCCAAGACAATACTGTTGCTTCTTTTGCTGTTCGTCTAGTTTTTAGTCATATGGAATATGTGCAAGACTCTACATTGCCTACAAATTAATAAAGGTGTAAATATATGGAATTAGAATTATTTGGTTTAACTATAGGTAAAAAGAAAAAAGAACAAGATGTAAAATCTGCGGACGTTATTACTCCAGAATCTTATGACGGTTCTTATATTCTAGAAACAGGTGGAGTGTTTGGTACATTTGTTGATTTTTCTGGTTCTGTGCGCGACGAAAACCAGATGATTCAGCACTACAGGTCTATGTCTCTGTACCCTGAAGTAGATATGGCAATAGAAGACATTGTTAATGAAGCTATAGTTTTAGATCAAGACCGAAAGCCTATTAAATTAAATTTAGATCATGTAAACTTGTCCGAAACAATTAAAACAAAAATTTATTCTGAATACAATCATCTGTTAAAGCTTTTAGATTTTTCTAATAAAGCACCTGATATCTTTAGGCGTTGGTATATTGATTCTAAAATATTTTACTATAAAAAATTAGATAAAAACGATTTACGAAAAGGAATAGTAGAACTAATTCCAGTAGATCCTGTGAAGATTAAAAAAATAAGAAAAATCGAAAAAGATAAGGCTGTATACTCTGGTTCTGGTCCGTTTTCTCCAGTAAAAAATATTACAGAATATTTTGTTTATTCGGATACAGATAAAGAATCTGCGTTTCCAACATCTGCCGCAGGTTGGAAAATTGCTCCAGATACTGTTGCTTATGTGCATTCTGGTATTATAGATTCTGCAACCAAACGAATTGTGGGCTATCTGCAAAAGGCTGTAAGGCCTTTAAATCTTCTTCGTCAGATTGAAGATGCGGTTGCCATCTATCGTATATCTCGTGCTCCTGAACGTCGTATCTTTTACGTAGACGTAGGCAATCTACCAAAACAAAAAGCAGAACAGTATCTTCGTGAAATCATGAACAGATACCGCAATAAAATTGTTTACGATCCTGCTACCGGTCAGATTCGTGACGAACGTAATCACATGAGCATGCTTGAAGATTTTTGGATGCCTCGCCGCGAAGGTGGCCGAGGAACCGAAATTAGCACCTTAGACGGTGGCCAAAACTTAGGCCAAATGGAAGACGTAATGTATCTTCAACAAAAATTATTCCGTGCATTGGGTGTTCCTATTTCTCGTGTTATGGGAGACAGCGGATTTAATATGGGCCGGTCTGCTGAAATTACAAGAGACGAAGTTAAATTTAATAAATTTATTGATCGTTTACGTCATCGCTTTTGTGGTTTATTTTTAGATTTGCTAAAAACTCAAGTTATTCTTAAAGGAATAATGACAGAAGACGACTGGACCCGAATCAGTCAAGATATAACATTTAAGTTCAATAACGATTCGTATTTTACTGAACTAAAAAATAATGACATCCTTAGAGAAAGGTTAGACATTATTGCTGCTGTAACTCCATATATTGGTCAGTTTTTCTCTGGCGAATATGTTCGAAAGAACTTCTTGAAACAGTCAGAAGAAGAAATGTTAGAGATAGACGCTCAAATAAACAGAGAAATGCAAAAACAAATAGAAGCGCAAGAGATGCAAGCGTATCAGCAAATGCTGTCTGGAGAATCTCCAGACGAAACGCCAGAAGAACAGGAACAAGAAGAACAATGAATATCACTAACAGACTGGTACAATTCATATTAAGAGGCAGTGCTGACAAATTTAAAACAGTACTCCAAGAGGAATTAAAAGAAAGAACCTCTATAATACTAGAAAATATGTACAAATCTCAAGGTAAAGCGGTTTTAAACAGAGAAATAAAAACCGATAATCCTCCGTCTCTGCCCTCTTCCCAGGCGGTTGTTTCTGACGCAAATTCGCTTTTTATTCCAGAATCTGCCTATAAATTAAGAGACGGTAACGTAGGAATCTTGAGTGAAACAGAAAAAACCCTAATTAGTAAATTGCACGAAAGTCTAAATAATGACAGTAAAGAAAGAATGGTAAAATTACTGTCAGAATCGCAAGAATCTTTTAATAAGATATTAAAGCTAGCAAAAACTGAAAATAAAACACTATAAGGAAAAGATATGAGCAACACCAACGAATTAAAATCTTTTATAAATCTGGTTATCAATGAGAATCTATCTCAAGCTAAAGATATTTTAGCTAACCAATTAAACGAAAAATTAACTGATACTTTAAAGTCTAAATTTGAAGTATACGCTCCTTCTATATTTGAGGCAAAAAATGCAAAACCCGATTTCTTGGATTTAGATAAAGACGGAAATACTTCAGAACCAATGAAACAGGCCGCAGCACAAGCAGAAGAAGGAGACACAGAAGAAGATGATGAAACCGAGAGCGAGGAATCAGACGAGGAAGAAGAAGAAAGTAGCTCCGAAGACGAAGAAGGCGAAGAAGATGAAGAAGATTATGAAGAAGATGAAGAAACTGAACAAGAGAACAACTAATGAAATTAATAACAGAAACAGTTGAAGAAGTACAGTTTTTAACAGAAGCCACAAAAGATGGCAGTAAAAGTTATTTTATTGAGGGTACTTTCATGCAAGCTGATACCCTTAATCGAAATAAAAGAATGTACCCTAAACATATTCTGTTAAATGAAGTTGCTCGATACACAAAGGAATACGTCAACAACAGTCGTGCGTTTGGTGAATTAAACCATCCATCAGGCCCAACCGTTAATCTTGATCGTGTTGCTATTATAATTAAAGAATTAAATTGTAACGGTACTGATGTGTACGGTAAAGCCAAGGTAATGAGTACTCCTATGGGTGAGATTGTAAAAAATCTTATTTCTGAAGGAGCCAGA